CCTACGTTATTCGAATTTGTATAAGTTTCTACAAATGATTCATTTTCAATGAATAATCTTTCTCTTAATGATCTTAAACTAATTTTAGAAGTTGTACCAGGAGGATTAGCAGCTAAAGAAGTAATAACACTACCTAAAGTTATTAAATTAATAGTAATATCATAAGATAAATCTGGATTTAGTTTCCATTCAAAATTTGTAACTTTACCTAAAAACCCATCATAATTACCTCTATAACGAGACCTATAAATATCAATAATACTAATTACATCTCTTGGTGTTTTACCTTTTTCCTGAGCAAACCAGATATCATCAATTATTGTAGTACCTGTATTTTGGATATCTACAGTAGGGGGATTAGTACTTTCATCAATATTATTTACATACTTATCCCAGCCATACTCTAACATCATAATATAACCTAATCTTAAATATAGGGTTTCTATTATGCTAAATTGAAATTTGTTAAATGCTTTTAAAGTTACTGTTGCTTTTTTAATAGAACCTCTATTTACACATTCTACACTAACATCAATTATACCAGGTATTGGTTGTAAACCTTGGTCTTTAAATCCCATACCCCCATAAAGTGAATTAAAAGAGTTAAATAAAGATTTATTTTTTATTACTCCACTTCTGGTTTTATAAGTGCCATCCTCGTTTAGTGATTGGAATGTATTAAAAAGTATAAAATTTTGAGCTAAATTTTTACCTAAAAATCTATCAATATCAGCATCCGTAAATGTGCTGGGGTTAGCCTCTGTTGGTGAACCAGTACCAACATAACCATCACTAATTAAAATTTCTTTAATTTTTTCTCTAGCTTCCGGGTCAATACCAATTCCGGATGCTAATTTTACCCAAGCATTTCGGGTATTTAAGTAGTTTAAAACTTTATTACTTCTTTTAGTAGTATTATTAAATCTATCGGTACCTGATCCTTGTAATTTTTGTCTAAAATTAATTTGATCAGCTACATAATCTAATACTTCTTCCCCTACTATATTTCCTGTCATAACTAAATTGCATTGAATTTATTAAATTGGCTTACTACAGCCCCAATATTCATTGGTATTCTTATTTGTACTCCTAAAGGTGGAAACATTGACATTTGATTTAATTGAGGATTACCAGCTGATATTACCCACCACAAAGTAGAATCACCATAATAATTTTGGGCTAAAATATCAAATCTATCACCTTCATCTGTATAAACGTAAATGTCATCAAAGCTTAAGGGTATATCAGGATATTTTGTTGTACCCTTAAACCTTTTTCCTGTATCAGTGAAAAACTCTTGTATGTTAGTATATCTACCCATCTAATAAATCTTCATTTTCAAGAATAAATTCTTCCAAGTCTAATTCTTGTTGTCTTGCCTCAGCTTCATCAGCTTCCGCTGCTATTTTAGCTGCTAATCTATCTCCTGCTTTTGTTCCATAATTAGTAGTAGATCCATTAGTAAGAGCAATATAACGTTGATCTCCAAAAGAAAGTACCTCACCTGTTCCTTCATCAACAGGTATTGCCCCTTCTGTTGTCGCTTCAAGTTCTTTTCCGAATATGTTTCTTTGAACACTTGGTACAAAATCTTGTATCGGTTTAAATGAAAATCCTGTAACTCTTATAATGTGGGGTAATTCTTTTACACTTGAGTCAGAGTTTCCTCGATTATCAATAGCAATTTCCCAAGGTGATTCTTCAGGTACACCAAAACTTATACCTTGCATTATACCTGTTGTTTCATAAAACCAACCACCTAATGTTAATGATATTAAATTTCCTCTCATATAACCATTATCTGAGTAATCAGGTGCACAAACAGAAGCTAAATAATTTAATTTTTGATACATTGGTATTAATTCGGCTTTAGATTGAGCTACCACCGTCCAAGATAAATTAAGAGTTCTGTCAAACCCACCATAGTTATAAAACTTTTCTCCTCTACCCATAAATTTTTGTTCAGTCCATTCAGCATTAAAGTTATCATTCATTTCATCTAATATAGCTCTAAAATGAATAAACGTTTTTAGAGATGGGTCATTATTATCAATTACACCTATTCTAAATTTTACAAAATCATTTTTAACGGGTTCTTGTGTTACAAATTGAGATTTATATAAGGGTAAAGCATTAATTTTATCTAATGGGTTATTTCTTGTTGTTTCAGAATCATAAAAAGCACTTCGGGATTTTTTTGCTCCTGGGTTTCCTAAATTAACTCTACCTTCAAATCTTCTATTAAAACTAGTATAATCAATCCTTTTATCATTTTGAAAAACTCTATCTCCTATTTTATTTCTAAAGTCTTGTTTTATCTCAGGATTTAAATAGGAATTAGTTTTACCCCCATCACTATGAATTGTTAAAGAATTTTGTAATTGATCATAATTAAGTGTAGTAAGTAAACCATTTTGAAATACGTTATTTGAATATAATCTAATACCATTACCAATAACATTAGTAGTATTATATTTGCTATCTTTACCACCAACTCCTATATTAGAGATAAAAGTGTTAGAGGTTAAAGCATTAAATCTTTGAGAAACTCCTTTTCCATTAAATATTTTTTCACCTTGCCAAGTAGGAGTTTGTCTTTTAAATACAGAATAATTATAAAAACCTCCTATAACTGGAGCTGGGTCCGTAGAACTGGGTCTTGAATTTGGAAATAATAAATTTCTAATAAAATTGCCAAAATTAAATAATGATGAATTACTATTACCTGATTGTTGGGATCCCTGTTGTGGTGTAGTAGCAGATAAAAATAATTGAGTTTGATCTGGGGTTCCTGCTAAATTTGGGTTATTTATACCGGTTCTACTCGTTGAAATACCAATGTTAGTTCTACCTACACCCAAAATAGCGCCAGGACCTCCTGAGTAGCTATAAAGTACATTATCGGTATTAGTAGCTCCTATAAAATTATCATAAAATCCTATTAATCTACTTTTTTGTACATTATCTATTCTTTCTTGGAATGCATCAGTTTCAAAATAAATTGGGTTTCTTAATGGATCATTAAATCCTAATAAAGTATTTATTAATCCACCTCTAGTACCACTTGCTCCTGCTTCACTAGTATCACCAAAAGGATCAATTCCTTGTTTTAGCAAATGACCTCCAACAGCATTAACACCGGTTTGTGCAATAGTTGAAGTAGGTAAATAAACACCATTATTAAAAGGTAAACTATCAGAACCAAAAAATCTATCATCTGAATTTCCAGCTTTAATATTAGTAGCCGATCTGGATAAAGTTTCTTGTTTTAAAGTAAATAATAAACCATTTGGTGATTTAGAATCAAAAAGCATTTTTGATACTCTAGAAACATCCCTACTAATAGCAGTAGGAAGCAAAGATCCTCCCCTTAATAGAAAGTCTTCATCTCCAAGACCACTATTAATGTCACCTTCAGGTATTGGTGTTTTAATATAAGGTTGACCACTTCCTTCGGACATGCCAGCCCCACGTCTATCATTACCATACCTTAAGGATTTAAAATCCGTTTGGATGTCTTCTAGAAAAGGCATATTTTATTTATGATGATACGTTACCAGTTGTATCTACTGCATTAGGAGCATCGGATACATAATTTTGATATGTGCCTTGTGAAAAAGTATTATTAATCGGAATTACACCGTTACCTTTAAGTGGACCAGCTGGTTGCTCTCCTCTTAATGGTGTTAATGTACTTCCATTTTCTTCGAATTTGCTTAATATAGTTGGCATAATTTAAAATTTAAAAGTTAAACATTTATTATAAATATGTTACTGAATTGGAAATGCGCTTAGACCCGCAACCGTACCAATTTCAATAGAATCTAAGTTAACAGATGGGGCTGGTCTACTAAGGGCTGCTCTTAATAATTTATTTGTTTCTGCCATACTTGCATTACCTGCTCCTTCTTGTCTTATATTAGGTGATACTGCAACTCCATCTCCTTTAGTTGTAATAACGGTAGAACCAAAAGGTTTTGAAGTATCAGAAATAGCATAAGGACCACCTGGTGGTAATGTACCGTCACCCATTAATGATTGTCCTACAGCTACTGCACCTCCAACAGCTAATCCTGTAACCGCAGCTGTTTTTAATATACCTTTTGTTATTAAAGGAGCTGCTAAACCAGCAGACAAACTAATAGCTACTGCTGCTGCTGCGGCAGCTAACCCAATTAAAATGGGTACTGAAAAGCTAAATATATCCGCTAATTTTTGTGCAGCTACTGCAGCTGCTTCCGTTGCTGATAATTGTTTTGCCTGTGCTTCTGCTGCTGCGGCATCTCTAGCTAGTTGTTCGTCTTTTTGAGTAGCTAAAGCTTCTCCATTTAATACTTGATCTGCTAATTGATCGGCTGATAAACCTAAAGCTGCTGCTAAAGCTTGTTGTTGTATAACATTCATACCCTGTAGTTTTTCTAAACTACCTGCTTCAGCAACAAGTTCTTTCATTAAGGTTTCTTGATCACCCGCTAATGCCGCTTGTCTTGCTGCTTCTAAATTTAAATCTCTACCGATTAACAATTCAGCTTCTAATTCTTTTGCTATTGATTCCTCAAAATTTAATAATTGACCAGCGGCTCCTGTTATAGCATCCATTTCAACACCTAAGGATTTAGCTACAGATACTGCTTTAGCTAGTCCTCCTGGGAATTTTAGGATATTTAATCTTGTTTGACCCGTTATTTGATTAGCCTCATCTAAAACATCTTTTAAATTTAATCTAATACCTAATTCTTCTTCAGCGGCTAATACAGAAGCAATCTGTTGGTCCTCTAATTCTTCAAAGGATTTACCAGTAGCCATAGCTAATACACCCATATTACCTACTGATTCCTCAGATAACTTTAATCTTTTTAATGTTTCAGCAGCAGCTACTCTTGTTTCTTTATCAAATGTTAAAGCTACTCCTCCTAAACCTTTATTTAAAGCATCAATAGCCTCGATTTGGTCTTTAATTGTAACACCAAGTAAGCCACCTTCTAAGCTAGCTAACTGTAGTTCCGTTTTAAGATCACTTGCAGCACTTTTTGAAATACTTAAATTACGAGATAAATCAGTTACTTTTTGATCTACTTTTGCTGCAAATTTTAGTATGTCTACAAAAGCTTTAGCTGCTAAACCCGCTGCTATAGCTGTGGTGTTAATATTTTTACCTATTTCTCTGGTAACAACAAATGATTTTTGTTTGTCAGTTAAGGCATCCTTATCATCTTTAGCTCTTCTAGAATTAATTTTATCAATTTTTACATTAGCTGCCTCTATTGATTTTTCAAAATTAAAAAAGGATTCAAACGCCCCCAGACCAATAGTATTTAAAAATCCAGAAGCTGCTTTAGTTAACTTACCAACTAACCCAATTTGTACTTCTTGTTTTTTATTTAGCTCTTCCTGAGCATCTAATTGTTTAAGTTTTATTTTATAAGATTCCTCTATTTTAAATACTTGTGCTGCACTAATTTTAAAGCCTAGTCTTTCTAGAACTTCAATTTTTCTCATTGTAACAGCTCTTTGCTTTTCTATATTGGCTCTTTCTTTTTCAATATCTTTAGATGCATCACTACCTCTTGCTATTTTTTGTGAAATTCTATCAATATTATCTAAAGATTTTCCTGATGTTGATATTGATTTATTTAAATCTTGAATAAATGTTTTAGCTAGATCTTTTGTATCCTGGTCGGCCTTTTTAAGTTTACCTGTTAACTCTTTTTCAATTGATTGTCCCAACGATGCAAAAGCATCATCTAACCCAATTACTTCATCTCTTACCTCTTTTAATTTTGAAGAAGTTGTTGTTATTTCTGCGTTAACTTGTTTTTGTTTTTTAGGATCAACAGCCATTAAAGTATTTTATTATAAATATTTAAAAAAGAAGTTTTATTTATATGAAGAACGTTTCATAAATTTTTTAGGATTTTGTTGTTTAGGATTAGGGGGATTAATTTTTCCTGTATTAGGATCTAATAAGTTTTTAGATCCTTTTCCTTTTTGTGACTGTTGTAATTTTTTATTTGCTTCTTTATTATAATCGTCAATTTGTTTAAAGGTAAATTTCCTTAACCAAATAGGCATATTATAA